AGGTCGCGCCGGTCTTCCTTGTTGGTGCCTTCGTGAATCTTGCTGCCGCAGACCAACGTGCGCCCATGCCTCGGATTGCAGCGCGCTAGGAACCTGTCTACTGCATTCATCCGAATTGATGTTCCAGAAACCTCCGCAAATCAGCGGCAGCGTGGCCGACTGAATAGGCAGCATCCACGAAGCGGTCATGCACCAGTTCGCGTGTTGATTGATCGTGCAGCCATTCCAGAGACGTGCGCAGTTGCGATGGGCTGTCGGCCCAATACTCGCAGCCCGTGGCGATCTCTAAATATCCTGCCTCGCTAGAGGCTATCAGCGGCGTTCCGGATGCGTGCGCGTTTTCGGCCTTAACTGCGCTTTTCCAATTACGCGGCGCGTAGCCTTTCGAGTCACGAAGCGCAAGCACAACATCGCAATCCGCAAGCGTATCCGGATTGACCACAAACGAAGCGCCGATGTTCTCGCACGCATGTCCGATAGCCTCGCGCCATTTCATGATGTAACTTGGCGAGCCTTCATAGCCGACAACCGTGATGCGCTGGCGGATCGGGTTGCGCCGTATTCCTGGCCTATGGTGGTGGCGCAGCCAAAGACTCGGAACCCCGAACTTAGCCAAGTCCTCCCGCATCCTGCCGGTGGCGGCAATCACTGCATCCGGCTTGATGCGCTCCATCTCGCTCGCAAGCCAAGCCTTGGCGTGGAATTCGTCGCACTCATTGCCTGATGGCTGCGGCCATGCGTCAACAACATCCCAAACTAGCTTCACGCCACGCGCACGCAATGCGCGAATCGTTCGGTCTTCGACTCGCTTCACCAGAACCGCAACGTCTGCCTCTGCGTTGACGGCGTTCGGGATTGCTTCAGCGCCTAGCGCTGCTGACAATTGGATTCCGCGCACGCGCCACGAACCGCTGGTGCCGCGTCCGGTGAAAAGGAGTTTCACTGTCAATCGGCCATATATGGCTGCGGAATGAATGGTTCATCACGAGCGCTACCGGCTTTGGCGTCTTTTACGCCGTCGCTATAGCCACGCATCCATGCCTGCCATTCTCGTGTGCGCGCCTTGCTCGCCTCAGTTTCGACCAGTCCGTGAAATAGAGAATGACGAAACTCCCGATTGGGAGGGAAATGCTTGAGAATTTCCATGCTTCACCTTGCCGTGAATTCGAGTAACCGTGCGAACGGCTCGCCGCTCGCTATTTCGTGGTGCTGCCACTGCGCGTGGGCTAGCGTGCGAAACATCGCAAGCCTGCCCGCCTCGGTGTTGTCCTGAGCCGCGATCCAGTTCGGCTGATGCGATTCGACTGGGATGCCCCACATCAGCGCCTTGACTGCTGCGCCGCTGCCCCACGTTATGACGCGCCCGCAGTTCGCCAAGTCCTCGCGCAGTGGCTTGCCTTCGCGTTGACCGGGGTGCGCCCTGAGCCTGCCTTGCTGCCTCTGCGGCCAATCACGCGGCATGCGGTATGCGGCTGGCCCGATTCCGCGTGAGGCGAGAATTACTGTCTCGCCTTCTGTGCGGAATGGCTCAAGCTCAACGCCTAGCGAGTCCCATCGTTCGGGACCGCCAACGGGGAACGCGCCGGAAACGTTGTGATAGTTGCGCGCCAGCGTGTACCAACTCTTGCCAGCGAACTCGTTTCCCCACGTCGCGTTCTCTGTAACGATTACCGACAGTCCGCGTGCTTGGAAGATGCGCGCCGCTTCGTCCGCTGCGTGGATTCGACTCCACGACACCATTATGTCGCCGTCGCCGGGATTGCCAGTGAGGTCGTTTATTACCTCGTAGCCTAGACGCTCAAGTCCTGCGGTGAAGTCTGCGCGGCGTTGTGGGACTGTGTAGCGCAGGTTTAGCCATGCGCGCATTATTCGGGCGGCTGCGGTAATGGCATCCAGTGCGTTGGGGCGAACCGTGAATATCCTTCGCCGCCAGCCTCTATCCATTCACCGTCGGGATCATTTGTCCACGGACTGAATGTTGGACCGGCGTACTTGCAAACATAAATGCTCGGCATTTCTTTTGGCGCGTAGACCAAAACCGAAATATCGCAATCCTTCGGGGCCGTTTCAATCGGTTGCCACATTGCAATTCTCCTTGCCGAGAATCAGCCTTCGTTCAATAGCGCCGTGCAGGGTATCGTCATCCACTCCAGCCCCGAATCTGGATCACGGATCGGTGCTGACAGGTTGTAAACCGTGGTCGTGGTCCCATCGCTATGCTCAGCGCGCATGCTCGCCTTGATGCGCGAGTCGTAGCGCATGACTATACGGGTCGTAACCTCGGCGTTGATCTTCTCCGAGGCCAGCAATTCGCGTGAACTCAGCGGCTCGATTGCAGCCCAAAACTTCTTGTCGGCTGCGGCGCTTTCGACTGCGACCCAATCCACTTCCTGATCGCCAGCGCTGTTGATGACCGTTACCTGTTCCTTGATCGCAATTCTGTGGCGCAATCTACCGGCAGCGAGGCCCATTACGCGACCGTCGATTTCCGCAACGGACTCAGGAGCGCCGTTGCCGCATTGCAAAGCGTGTAGCCGTAGCCACCGTCAGCAGGAACCGTCGCAACACCGTCGCCATCACGGAAGCGGAACTGCGAGGCTAGTTCGACTAGAACCGCTGCGCGCACAGTTGGCTTCACTTCGTAATGACCGCTCGTGTCCACGACCGGAACCTGATCGCCGCTGCTGTCCAGAATCGGAGCATAGTTGGCGTCAACCTCGGTGACGTACAGCCGCCACCAATCCATGAGCCAGCGAGACACGGCATCGGATACGGCAGGAATGAAGATCGCCAGCCATGCGTCGTCTGCCGTGCTGTCTAGGCGCAGATGCGCTCGGGCGTCTGCAATGGATACCAGATCGGTCATTTCAGGGTCACAGGCTTAGCGGCGACTGGCGCACGCGGTGGGCTGTCGTTTCCGTCGCGGCCCTTGCGGGCGAACAAGCGCCAGTCTTCCTTATTTTCGACGCAGGGTTTGGCCTTCGTGTCGCGCAGGGCAATCCAGGCGTTGCCGTTGTGGGTCACTATGTCGGCCTTTTCGGAATCCATGCTCTCGCGCCAATATCCCTTGTCCATCGGGATCGGCATGCGCTTCACAATCTCGCCGCCTTTGCCGCGAATGGTCAGGGTGCGCTCGCCGTCGTATTCGATAGCGGCATCGGTGAAGTCGCCACCGTCCTTGCCGGGATCGCCATTCCTGCCGACTACGCAGCCAAGGTTGATCGGTGCGCCCTTCGTGGTTGTAATGATCAGTGAGCCATCGCGGTCGATCATGGCACCGGCTAGGCCAATGCCATCTGCGCCGGGTTCACCCTTCTCTCCTGGGTCGCCCTTCTCTCCGATTGCGTCCTTGCCGGGGTCGCCATCCTTGCCATGGCGAACCGGGTTGGCTTCAAAGTATTTCTGGACGGCTTCGGCGGTATGCAGATCGACTATCGGGATGATTTCCGGCGCGGCTAGCAACTCGCGCACCACTTCCTTCACGTCGATTGGGTCAGCGTCACGCCCTGGTGGACCCGGCTCGCCCTTCTCAAGCTGTCTCGCCTCTAGCTGCTCGATGCGTTTCTGGAGTGGTGCGATTCGCTCGCCGACAATCGCGGCCATAGCCTTACCAAATTCCACAGGGTCAAGCATGAACGGCCTCTCGGATCGCATCTAGCGCTTTGCGCTGCCATAGTTCGTCCTCTAATAGGCGAACCGCTTCTGCCGTTGCTGAATTTGTCGCGTCTGCCGCTGGTGTTGGCGCTGCCGGTGGCGGCGCGGGTTGCATGTTCGGGTCCCACGTTGCGCGATCTGCCAGCATGCCGAGCGGATAGTCTTGGTTCTGGCCCCACAGCGTATCGCCGCCGCCAGTGGGCGGAAGGTTGAACCGCGAGCGGCCTTCGTCGGGCGTCTTGATCTTGCCGCCGACCAACTTCGTCTCAACGTCTGCCTGCTTGCCAACATCCATGCGCAGCAGCGGCTCAAGGTCCATCCAGATACCAAGATTGCTCGGGATCGCCAAGCCCTCATCGAGCAGGTTTTCCATGCTCTCAATGTGCGTGCTAAGCGCACCGTCGTAGTAGAGCAGGTTGATCGAATCGACCGACAGGCCAGCGGGGATTGAGCCAATGCCGATTTTGAATGGCGGGATGCCGAATGGCTGGCAGATTTGCTCGTCGGAATAGCGCATCTGCTCGACAAGTTGCGAATCCGCGCTTTTCATCGCGAACGAAGTGAACTTCATATCTGCGCCGAGGACCGCGACCTTGCCCGAGTTCGTGCCGCCGTAGTTCGTCTGCCAGAACTCCTTGACGGCTTCGGCGTCTTCGGCGGACATGCCAGCGGGAGCCGTCAGGATGCCACCGGGTTGTGCGTTGTTCGCAAAGAACTCGGCGCTGCTCTTTAGAATCTTGAGATTCTTGAGCGCAGGCCAGTAGGCAGCGCACAGTGGCGGAACGCCAACTAGCGGGTGATGGATCGTGATGCAGCGGTCGTGGATGATTTCCGAGGCCGGGACCAATAGGCCAGCGGTCGGATAGTTCGGAGGCAGCGTGTTTAGCGCATCAATCTGCAACTGGTAGTAGACCGCGCCAGAGTCCGTGACCATCGGCTGCACGCGGCAGGGGTCAAGGATATAGAGCGCAGTTACTACGCCACGATTGTCGCGGCGCTTGAGCGCGTAGGTGTTGCCCTGCGTTAGCTTCGATACCGACCACAGTTCGCGGAATTGCTGCGCGGTCTGCCATGGGTTCGGCTTGCGGAGGACAGGAGAATAGGCGGCGTTTTCTACTTCGGCCCAAATGCCGTTTGAGTCGTTTTTCTGCTTCAGGCAGAACGGCAGGCGGCCCATATCCGTGGCGATACGCATGATGCATGCATAAAGCGTCGGGTAGCAGATCAGATCGCCGCGTGTTTCCTCCATGTTCTGCTGCCACGCACCAGTGAACGGCTCGAGGATTCGACGCCAGCCATTGCGCGACGCAGGAACGGGTGTTCCGTGAATCGTCTTAGTGCGCTCGATCGTGAACCCGAGGAATTTCACTTAGGCTTGCGCCTGCATGTCGCGGCGCTGATAGGTGCGCTTGGGTTTGCCGGTGCGCGGCGAGATTTCCTCATCAGCTTTCACGTCTTGCGTAACCTCGCGCAACTTGCCTACCTTGATGAAAATGCGGGCAACGGCATCGGGCAGATCGAACTCTGTGCCGAGGCGGTGCTTATTGAAATTCTGATTGACGGGTGTGACTCGCATGGTGACTCCAAAAAAGAAAGGCTCCCGAAGGAGCCTTTAATGCTGCGATGAAAGTGTTATTAGGCGGGCGGATGATCATGCTGTAGGGTGTACCAGTGCGTAAGCTCGATGTCCCCATGCACGGTATAGACGAGAATGTTCGTCCCATCCTTGGGTGCAGTCTCAATCGGTTGCCACTTCATGCAATTCTCCTTGCCGAGAATTTACCTTTGGCCCACGCCTCCTTCAGCTTGGCGGCCTGCTTGGCCCTAACTTCTGGAGTCATTCGGGATTGAATGAGGGCTTGTCTTTCGCGTATGCGTTGAGACTGTAGCGCTCGCGCTTCCGGTGTCCAGCGATTCATCATGCGCTTGCGTGTTTCCGGATCGGACCAGGAACTTTTAATTGCTTCTGAATGCTTGGCTTTTGTCTCAGATTTACCAAACGATTCCATGAATTTTTCCCGATGAACTGGGTTCTTCCACATCTTTTTTGACCTAGCAGATAAAGCCTCTTTATACCCAGGAGCTTCTCTTGCCAGCGCCATGGCCTCAGCCAGTCTTTTCTTGGTTTCTGGATTCTTATAGGCTTCGCGTATTGATTCGGCAGCTTTTCGCCGAGCTTCCGGTGCCTGTCCAGCGGATTGGAATTTCTTAAGAAACTCCTTTCCGTTATCTGTAGCTCTGAATTTTTTCATGGCTTCAGAAAGATTGCGCCTATAGGCCCTCTCATCATCCGGGTTCAGATAATCAAGACCCTCACCTCCGGATGTTGAGTTGGTTATCGGCCAATGCTCATCGATGGCGCGCTTAATCCAAGCCCGCTCTGCCTCTCTCCAGTCACTATCCGAATTTACTTCTTCAAGTATCTGGAGAATCGGCTCCAGTCCTTCGCTGACTATCTTGCGTATCCATCTAGCGGTGTGGTGGTTATATTCACGCCGAACGGCTCCGCCTATGTGAGCGCGCAGCCGCTTGTCTGGATTGGTTGATTTTCCGATGTACCTAACGGCACCGGATATTGGGCAGATTAGCCCGTAAATGTAGATCAATGCTTTCCTCCTACAGAAAGCCCTAGTTAGAAGGTGCGCCAGCCCGCTAGGAAACGGGTTTTCGGGGTATCCCCCTAGGCGCACATAATTGTACTACCTATCTAGCAACTAGCAAGCAGAGGGGAAGCCATCAATCCACTGCACTGCTCCGGTCCTGCGCTTACCCCACCAAATGAATCTTTCGGCCCTCAGCGCAATCGAGTTAGATTGCCACATATTCACAAGATTCGTCGCAGCCGCAGTCGGAACGCCAGCAGCACCAGTCGGCGCATCGGTCATTTCGATTGTGGCCTGCTCGGACGCATCCAGCGTCACGCCGCCGTCGTCGGCCAGATAGACTTCCGCCTCATCCACCAGGATGAACGGAGCGCCACCGGAGCCGCCATTGTTGGCGAGGTAGTTGGACACGCGGATCGGAACGCCCTTGTAGGTGCCGCCCGTTGGGGTGACGCCAGGGAACGCGGGGTTGCCGAGCGAGTCAGTCAGGAACGACAACAGGCGAGCGACGGCAGGCGTGGTGTAGTACGCCGGACGCGCACCAAGGTTGGTCGTATCCCACGGTGCCCACAAACGCATGATCGCGCAGCGGATAACGTCAGGATCAGTGCTGTTCAAGCCAGCGACCGGGTTGACGCCGTTGAGCAGACCGGCAGGCGAGACATTCGCCACCGCAGCCACATCCGGGTCAAACAGGTCATTGTCGATACGCGCAATGACCGCATCGGCCAGCGATTCACGCACCAATGCTTCAGCCGAAGGATCGGAGAAGCGCACCAGCTCCTGAGTGAGGACGGAAATGGCAGCAACCTTGGTGAACGAACTGGACACCGCATCGAAGTCGAACTTCGTGACCGGCTTGGCTTTGCCCTGACCAACCCAATACGCCGTGCCGCCGCTGGTCTGCGAACCGATGCGGACATTGAACGGAATCGGGCGGAACTGTGCCTGACCAATCAACGTGCGCGGACGCAGGTAATTCAGGAAGTCACCAGCAAAGGTCTGCTGGTAAACCAGCGGAGAAGCCCAGGTTGCATCCGTAGTCGTACCGGCTGCAACGCTCGTCTTCATGATCATCTGCTGCTGAAACATCCTGCCAAGGTCAGCGCCTTCAGCCTGAGCCTTAAGCGTCTTAACGACACTTTCGGTCTGCGGATAATTGCGCTGTGCAAGGTGGAACGCAACGTCATGCTTACCCTTGGACGCAAGCAAGCACATGGCATAACGCGCAAACGCGATGCCGGGTTCCAGGGTCTCAACCGTCTTGACGGTGACTGGATCACGCAGGGGCGTGGAACTGGCCGGAGCATTGGCCTTCGTTTTCTCATCGACCGGCTTGGCCGTCGCCTTGTCTGCATCTTCAAATTTCTTGAAGCGGGCCAGATCGGCGTTGATGGTCTTGATTTCTCCGTCCAAGGTCTCGAATTCCTCGGCCTCGGCGGTATTCATGGTGCGGCCCTTGCCGTCCGCGCCCTTCTCCGTGGAAATCTGGAGCAGTTGCTTCATGCGCTCGGATTTATCCGCAGCGGTCGCCTCAAGAGCGACAATGTGCTCAGCGAAAGTGGTCACTGTTTTTCCTTCAAATCGGGATGCGTCGCGTCACCGCGATGCGTTGTCTGTCTCGACGACAGTCGTGCGCAGCCTTTGGCTCCCGCGCATCAAAGGGGGAGCGATGCCTGCGTTTTACTTGGTCAGCCGAACTGATCCGGACTTGACTTGAACTAGTTTCACCGTGCGATTGCCAGATTCAGCCAGCTTGATCGAGCGGATGATTTCGCGTGGCAGTGGATCGCCATTCATGGATTTGATCGAGGTAATCACGGCTTGGGGAAGCGCCGGAATCGACACTGCCGAAAGTTCGTAAATCTCAATCTCTTGGTAGTCAACGCCACCGTCATCCTTGAAGGCGTACTTGATCGGCTTGAAACCGATGCTCACTGCGCGCACGACGCCATAGGAAATCTCTCCCCATGCCGTATCAACTCGATCCTTGAATGGACCTGGTTCCTCGACAACGGGTATCTCTGCGTCGAACTGAATGCCTTTGGCCGTTGGTTTCTGAAAAACCACATTGCCAATTGGCGACTCCCTGTTGTGTTGGTGCAGCAACACCAGGGGATTCTTGAAGGTGGCACCGAGCGGATTTACGGTGTCGCCCATGCGGTCTGTTGCGGGAGTGGTTGCCCACCCCGAAAACGTGCGCCGCGTCTTGTCGAGCGCTTTGACCTCGAATAGGGCATATGCGCGCTGGTTATCCACTCGTCTTCTCCTGTTCTTTCACCATGCGCTCAAGCCGCGCTCTTGCCTTAGCGCACCATTTGGAATCGGGGTTCTTGCAAAGCAGCCGCACTAGGCGGCGCTGTCGGTCTATGCAGCCTTGGCAAATATAGCTTGACATGTGACTAGTCACTTTGCTAGGATACTTCCACGCTAATGAGCAAATTCGATGAAACCAAGCCTTGCCACAAATAAAGCCAAGATGCTGTCAGCCGAAGTTCTCGGCAGCCAATGGCTAGCAGATGGCAATGAGGCCAGCGAGCGCGGAGACAAGGAGCGCGCCGAGTTCTGCTACACCAAAGCGCAGTTCTGGCTGGATCGCTATAACTCCCTCAAAGACAAATCCTATTCACTCACTGGAGAACCGAAATGAAAGGTTACACATACAGCAAGCGCCGCCCGTTTCCTTATGGCCGTCCATCCAAAACTTCCAACGCGATGGCCCTGATGCAGCCGCTTATCACCATGAAATCTGTGGCGAATGTCGGACAGCCTACGGTGCGTAAATTCCGCACGCTTTGCAGGCATGGCTGGGCCTGACATTGACAACCCAAAACGAACGCCAAGCCCGCAGCCGAGAGGCGCGGGCCAGGGCTGGCGGCAAGCAATTGGCCGTCATGCTTTCCCCTGCCGCTACCGCGAAGCTCGCCAAGTGGCGGGCGCGTGGCTTTACCGATACCGGAGCAATCAACCTGCTGCTGGAGCGGTCGAAACCCTAGCCGACTGTGAACATCAGTAAGGGGCGCTTGACTTCCAGCAACGCCGCGCTGGCCGAGCCTATCGACATTGCCAGTGCCGTCATGCCGTCGATTCGTCCCGTTGCTTTGGATTTGTCCAGCTTTCGGTTTCCAGCCGGGTCACGGGTAGCGACAGCATTGGCCGCGCACATCGTTAGAACCGGGTGCATGCCGTGCCTCACATTGCCGTTGACCAATTCCGACTCAAGCGCATCAAGCGCCGGGGTCA